CTGCCGAGATTGTGGCGTTGCGCTTAGATCTAGCCTGGGCATTAGCTCAGATACCACCCCGCTGCTCGACTGTCCGCCTCTGCCCCGACTGCGAGAAGCCGACCAGTAAGGTGAGGCCGAGTTTGAGATGTGGGTGTGAGCAGCCAGCGGAGGCCACCCCCGATGCCTAACCCCCCGCCCCCAGAGATTAGTAGGGAGAGGCTTGATATCGCGGTAGGTAAGCTGTTCGCCGCTGTTGTCCAGAGGCCCGACGACAAGGATGGGAGTTGGCTTAAATGGTGCAACGAGCAAGCCGCCACAATCCACACCTACGCCGACTCCCTGGAAGCCGAGCTTAAAATTGCAGATGATGGCCTACTCGCCGCGCACCTGGACGGATTCCAGAAAGGGAAGGCAGCGCGATACATGCGACAAGATACCGACCTGCGCGAAATGGAAGCCTGGATTGGCGACCTGCTCGGCGACGACCCCTCTTACATGGCGACAGCGGCAGCGGCTAACATCAGCCACCAACTCCGCGAAATGGAAAAGCGGATGCTGAGGGCGGAGATTGAGATTCTGGACTCGGCCAGGGACTACGAGGGCTTAGACGACCACGACCTAGCAGAACTCAAAGCCAAACGCGCACGGCTGGCAGAGTTGGAGGCCGAACCATTGCCAAAATGGAAAGGGTTGGGGGAAGATGGGGCGTGATTACGTCGCCGTGATACACTCTCGGCATAGAGTAAGTTGGGAGTGGTCTTGTTAGCAATAACTGCAAACACTAATCAACTGGCGATGGCTGCCTAACGGCTTGACCTTCGCAGCAGGGCTTCGGAAAACCGTCGCCCTGTTTTTTCTGTATACTGTCGGAGCCTTGGAACGCGGGAGACATCCTTTGCCTTTTGGAGCGAGACTAGGAACCAGTCGGATAGCGACCGACATAGTTCTCTTGCGGCAAACTCGATGGGGTGCGTTCCCTGGCTTCTACCCGTGGATCCAGCCAGAGATGGCCCAACGGCCATGCAGGAACTCAGACGACCAGCACTCAACACGGCGCGTTCGGTGCTGCTGGTCAGGCGCGTAAACAACCAGGCGGTTATGCTCGGCCTCCACCATCGTCCCATCTAGGAACTCAAGCTCTCCGCCCGAAAACATTTTGGGGTCAGCGTGCAGGTAGAGGCAGAACGCAAGGCGGCGCGTTTTGTCGGTCGCGGTGTCTGTGTGCCACGCGAAATGGCTCCCGTGGTGGTACAGCGTCGCATGGCACTCGATGCGGCCTAGATCGAAGTCCTGGATTCCGACCTTCTTAACGGCTTCATCTAAGAGCTTGACGACCTTCGTTTTAAGCTCCGCGAGTGGCGGGTAAATGTCGTCAACGTCTAAGAGCTCGTAGTTGAATCGGCCCTGGCCGTCGTCCCCGCCACGGCAAAAATACCCACGCTGTGAATGCAACCACTCGCCTGCTGCGGCCAGCCACTCGTTGGACATGATGCCCTCGTAGGTCGCGAACTGCGCTGAACGATACCGCTCAGGGAGTTTGGTTTCGTCTGGTTCTGGTATTGCCACGGTCTTACCTCACCTACGCCAGCGGTAGGATTCCGTAAGTCGCGGTGATTTGCACCTTGTCCCCTGCGACACCAACGGGTTCGATGGCCGACGGGTCGATGCGCGGCATGATGCAACAGCGGTGCTGTGCGAGTGCTTCATCGATTTGGGCTGCGCAGGCTTGCGCGCGCTGTCGAGCGTCATCGCGAGCCGGTTGTGGGGCATCGATTAGCTCGGTGACTTCGTCTGTGGTGACTTCTTCTGTGGGGTCTGCGGTTGGTTCTTCGGCCATGCGCGGAGTCTAACAGAAAACCCCGCTCACCGAAGTGGGCGGGGTAGGTGGGGCCTTGCGGCACGCAACCCAATGTAGAGAGTTGCCAGTATAGCTAGGCGCACTTGTCTAAGACAACGCCCAAGACTGCGACAACTAGAGCGATTGACGTGCCTATCAGCTGCTTACGGTATTTGCGGAGGAACTTCATGAATGCAAGGTTAAACATTTTTAGCTGGTAGGAGTTTGATGAAGCGTAAAAAGTTTACGACATCCTTGTAGTGCCTCAGTGCGTAGAATGCCAGCCAGCCGAAGCCGCCGACCTTGAGCCAGAACCAGATATCGTCAACGATGACCTGGAAGGTGCTGCGCTCGGCTTCAAGGGCCTTGGCTTGAGCCGCCATGCCTTCCTTGAGGATTTCACCCTTGAGCTTGGGCGCCGCTTCATCAAGTAAGCGTTGCAGGATTTCAGCGTTGCTCTCCTTTAGCTCTTCGACCTCGTCCTCGGCTTCGCCCACATCCCAGACCGTAACAACGGCACCGGCGGTGAACGCTGCTACTAACGGGTTGACCAGCGACGCGGCCATCCACGTCAGGCCACCCACGGTGAGAGGTTTGGTTGATGCCTTTGCAGCGTCGTAGACGGGCTGAAACATCGAACAGCTCATCATCAGCACGAGCGAAGCCGCAGCCAACCGCTTGCGTTTCTTCCGGGCGTTCCTGCACCGGGCATCCAGCTCCCGCTGGCACTGCTTGCATTGCCGACGCGCACCGCCGCCAGCCGCCTCAGACTGCTTGCCGATGTGGGTGTTCGCCTCATCGTATGGGTGGTCTTTAGGGCAGCGCGTTTTGTCGGCGTTTCTCATGCGTCCTTGGGGAACTCAGCGAGCAACGCGGCTACCTTGTCCTTGTGGATTGTTGCTGTTTGTGCGAGCGTGTCGCCATCCTTCTGGTAGGTGGTAACGGTCATCTTCATGCCGCCGGATAGGTAAGTGGTTTTGAAGTCAGGTTCCATTTCTAATGCCTCTGCGATTTCGATTGTTGTTGGTAGTTGGGAGCGGGAAGCCTTGATAGCGGTTCCAGCGCAAAAGATTGCAGCAATGAGGGTTGCAACTTTCCATAGGTCATGGTGTTTCCTCACCGTTTGCATGTTCGGACTTTATCACAGCCAAAGCAATATCGTGTGCTGCTGATTTTTCTTCGAGCTTTTCAAACCGTTCGATGAAAGCTTCATGCTCTGCGGTTCGCTGCATCCCCGTGGTAGTGAAGATGTATCCTGCCAGCACCAGCAGGAGCGTGGTCGCTTTGTTCAAGAGATTGTTAGTTTTCGATTCACTCATCAGATGTTTGTGATTGTTATTTCCAGGGCATCGGCGGCGTTTGACGCTGCGCCCGTACCGTCGCGGATAATGAACCTAACGACGGTGGCGGTCTTTGAAAGGATGTTCCAGAGTTTGATCCCGCCAGCGTTGCCAGTCGCGTCCATCACGTCAACGTGGAAAACGTAATCCTTGCCCGCCGAGTCAGTGTTCGGGAGGGTCGATGGCATGGTTGCCTCGTACACGCCCGTTGTCGCCGTTTTGGTGAGGGTGAGGTTTTTAGCTTTATCCAGCGTTGGCGCAGAGGAACCATTGAGCGTCCAATAACCCTTGGCCATTGCGTGTTCGCAGCGCCAGTCGGCACTCGATGCCGTGCCGTAAGCCTCGAATTTGAGCTTATCGGTGGTCTGGTGGTAAATATCACCGATGGTCGCGGGCGTGGTCGTAGGGTTCGCGCTGCCGCTGGATACCACAGGGAAACCCTGCATGGTCTTCACTTCGGCAGGAGTCAGGCTCATCGGTGCGCCCCCGACTCCCGAGTTGTTGCCAACCATCGTGTCATCAGCAATCACGTCGATGTTGTCGGCCATCGTCTTGTGGGCGACGGTCATTGCGAACCGCGCCGTTCCGTTGGATACATCGTCCAGGTCAAGCAGCACTGCGCCGGTCTTGCCCGCAACCGAGTCCACGGTGTTCACTTCGGCGAGTGCTTCGATGCCGCTAAGTTTGGACAGCTCTGCCGCAGTGATGAACTTATTAGTGGTCGATGAATCGTCCAGGTCGTCAGGGTCTAAGACGACTACACCAGTCTGCCCGTTCACGGAGTCCACTGCACCGCCACCCCCGCCGGGGGTTAAGACCTGCCACGCACCGGCGGCGTAATACTCAAGAGCGGTCAACGTCGTGTTTACACGGAGCATAGACACCACGGGCGTACTTGGCCGCTTCCCGGTTGTACCGCTCGGGATCTTGACAGCGCCAGTTCCTTCTAGCTCAAGGTACCCTTCGCTGTCCAATAGTGACATCTTGAGAATATCAGTCGTGGCCCCAACTGCTCCGACGACCTCCGAGACTACGACCTCACCGGCTGCGGTGTCTTGGCGGATGATTTTCGCACCTGCCGCGAGAATACCCCCCGTGGTAGGCTTGCCGAAAGCAACGGCAACTGTTGGTGCAAAAGTCACAAATGTAGCCGCCGCAGGATTATCAGTATCAGCATTGCTGTTGATGCCGAGGTAATCCTCCATTTCAAACTCAGAGGGTGCGAACAAGAGACCACCATTGACGCTGCCGCCCCTGGCCCGCGACGACGCCGGGGATTCTATGTAATCCCAATCTCCACTCTGACTCTGTGCGCCCCACGCTCTCAGGGTGAGAACGGATGGACGTGTACGCTCTTCCGCACGGTAAGCCCTGGCACTGAGTAAGGGGTTGTGCTCAAAGTTTGGAGCGCCCTTAATCTGTAGCTGAGGCCTGAACGAAATGGCCGCAAACCCCGTATTGAACGGGTGCAGGATTGAGTAGAGGCCAACGTCACGGCCACTCGCGGAACCGCCAACGGTCGCAACGACTCCCGCAGGACCCTTCTGTGTGCGTACAGTTGTAGCCGTAGATTCTAGACCACGGAAATCGGTGCCGCGTCCCGAAAACACCGAGACCCCTGGGTCTACAGGCATGACCGGCTGCGGACGCTGAGTGCCTTCTGGGTAGGTTACGGGGCGTCCAGGCGGCTCGTTGGGCGGCTTGGCAGGGTGCGGGTTGTCAGGAGGCGCGACAGGCTTGCGCGGACGCAGGGGCGTAACGGCGCGACCTGGGCCGCTAGGCTTGATGATATCGTTCGGCGTCGCCGGACTCGCAGGCTTAATGATGTCGTTCGGCGTTGCGGGGCCGTACGGCGAAGCTGGCGCGGTAGGCGCTCCGGGGCTGTCCGGGGCAACAGGCGCGTTTGGACTGCCAGCCCCAGGCGTAGTTGGACTGCTAGGGGTGCTAGGGGTTCCCGTGGTAGGGCCAGACGGCCCACTCGGTGTACTCGGAGTGCTGGGCGTGGTCGGCGTCTCAGGTGGCTCCTTCTCTTCTTCCTCATCGTCGTCCTCGGATTCAACGTAGGGCACCGTCGTCCACCAACGCCACTTGCCCGGACGGTTTCCGCCAATAAATCCATGAGTGGCCTTTTCATCCCATGAGAGGTGAACCAGTGATGGGATTGAGTGATCGCCGACGTTATCGGGGAACCTACCTTCAAACATAAGCGGGCCGTCTCTATCGCCGCTATCGTAGAAGTACGCGCCCGACGCGATGTGCGCCGAGGTCATGGGGTGTCCGTCTTTATCAGTACCTACGCGGTGCTTGCCGCAGCCAAACATAATCGGCCCCGACGCGCTGGCGGACATGAACCCAACAGCGTGTCCGCCCTGAGCTTCCGACTGGAACGAGCCGAAATTGGCAACCGAGGTCTCTATGCCTGCGTTGGGGCCTTCGGGCCCGTTCGAGTCAAACGACCCGCCTCCCGGCCCAGCGAAACTGCCACCGCCAGGGTTTTCGGGTGGGGGTGGCGCTCCGGGACCAGCACCGCGTCCCATGTCGTTAGGAGTGATGGCGCGGTTCGGGCCAGTTTGCCCGGTCGTTGGACCACCGCCACCTCCGCCGCCTCCACCACCAATAGCGGGGCCATAGACCATGCCATGGCCGAGGATGCCGTCTTGCTGAGATGCTCCGTAGTTGATTGCGATGCTGTTGAGGGGCGAACCTCCGAGCAGGGGTGCCGAGCCTTGCGTTAGGGCGATGACGCGCACAAGCCCCTGCAAACGCGCGTGACGACCTCCCATGCCTGGGGTGTTGCTTCCGTCCATGCAAAGCACTCCCTCTGGCTGCATGTCAACGATGGTGGTTCCAGCTTGCCCCGGCCCGCTTACGTTTGCCGCTACGAGCCGCCGGTCGCCGTTGAGCATGACCGAGCTTGGCTTGGCTTCGTCGGTGGTCGGCATGACCATTGCGAGCATTCCCTCTGGCTGCCACGGTAACACGCCCTGCCAAGCAGGTTGAAGCACCCGGTATCGGATGTCATTGACTTGGTGCGCTCCATTGCGCGTGAGCGGTTGGACACCCGCAGACCCCCCGTACCGCACGTCCGCCGAGTCGGTAACGATTCCGCCCCACGCCATTGACCATGACCCCATCGCGCGTTTATCGCGGTCTTTAGTCTGCCAGAAAAGCCAGGGGTGTACGTCGCCTAGAGTGCCGAGGCTGTGCTCACGAGCGTATTCGGTAACTTTTGATCTTCCACCCTCGCCTGGTTGCGGGCGCACCTTGACCCGGCCACCAACGAGAGCCATACGCATACCAATCGGGACGCCATCCTCCACGTCTTGGAGCGGAAAGAATCCGAGGTCGGGCCAGTCGGTGAAGCCTTTGCTCAAGAGTCGCCCCCCGAGAATCGCACGATGCCGAGTACAACCTGGCGCGCGCCCTCGTTCATAAGAGCGAGGCGTGAAATTGGTTTCTGCATACCAGAGAACTCGTGCATGGCTGATACTTTACCAGACGGCGCGGCTGCTGCCTGTACGGTTGCCCCGCTCATGTTGCCAACGATTTTGAGGCCGTCTTCCGGCACGATGGTTGCCACGCGGCCCTGGATGCTGTCGGCAAAGTTGACGTACAATTCGGATGCGACCGACCGAGAGTGCGAAGCCAGCTCGCGGTTCTCGTTGGCGAGCGTGTAACCTGGAAGATTGTTGTCTGGAAGGCCGCTTTCGACTGGGTCATCAACATCAATGCCAAGCAGCCTGCCAACGGTTGCCGATGCTTCGGAATCGCTCGTCCAGGCGAATCGTGCGGTGGCCTCGGTGGGTGCTACAAACACCTCAAGGGGTGGCCCTTCGCCGTTACCTATTCGCCAGTCCCCCTGCGTGAAGGCTTCGACTTCTGATCCGTCAATCTCCACGCGATGAAACTGCTGCTTATTGTTCGGCGCGCCTGGAATGATGGTTAGCAGAACGCGATAGCTCATGCCGTCGGCTAAGAAGATGCCGTTGCTGCCTCCCTCAACGACCACGCCCCCGCCCATCGGCTCGTCGTCCTGTCTGGCGAGGTTCCTTTGCGGCACTTTATAGCTACCGTCCTCTCCCACAAGCAAGCAGGGAAGGAATGCCTGATCGGTTCCGTAGGGAGACAGAACCCATTCGAGGCGGAAGATGCCTAAGTCGCGGTCGAGGATGTTCACCTTCGTAGGCCCATGCGGAGCCTCCACAGTGCGGTTCGAGAACTGGCCTTGTGTCGGTGCAAAGTAATCGACGTTGCGATACAGGTATGCCTCGCTCTCTTCCTTGCGCCGCGTCATGCGCTCGCCCTTCTTCGATGGGATGATTGTTGCCTGTCCCCAGACTCGCGCCGGAGCGCGGGTTCCCGTGTATGGGTCGAGCAGCATCGCGCTCACATTCAGAATGTCCCGCGTTCTATCCATGAGGCGACGGTTGATGCGGAAGCTCTGGCGGAAGTGCTGTTTGATAGCCTGAATCCGCATGGAGATATTCGCGGTGGTGTCGTGGTCTTTGCCGCCCGCACCCAGAGCGCCATCCAAATCGCCATGCAGCCAGTGCATCGCAATCGTTTCAAAAGTCCATGGGTCAGAGTACGGCGGGCGCTGTGCATCCATCGCCTCAAGCCATGGGCGGAACTCTACCCAAGTTCCAGGCGGAAGGTTTGCCTTGGTGATTCTCCTTTTCAGAATCGGGTCGTACTCCGTAACGGTGGTGGAATCGTCCACGGTCTGGATCACGTTCTCGATGTATGGCCTCGAATAGGACGGCTGTGAAATTGTCCCCCCGCTGTAGTTGTCTGAGTATTCAAGGAGGACTTCTACCTCACGCTGGTAGTGAACGACGATTTTGCTTGGCCGTATCGCCTTTCGGTTCACCACGACGGCCTTATCGCCGTCCCAGGTTGCCATAGGCAGCGAGTTAAAGTACGCCTCTGCTGCCGCGAGGTCTGCGCCGTTGATGATTTTGACGACACCTTCCGCCGTAACCCATAGCGTCGCTCCCGGAATGTAGGCGAGAAGGCGTGAAAGGGCTACGTCGCCCTGGTCGCGCAAGATGACGTTCTGCATCGTAAAGCTGCGCGTGCCACCCCCTCCCCCCTCGTTGATGGGGAAGCTCTCAATCACATAGGGAAAGCCGCCCGTCTCCTGTTGGAGTTGTTGCAACACATCCTCAAGAGCTGCGCGGGCGCTCCAAACCGTGTCGCCACCTTCGAGTGAATACCCTTTGTAATCGTATTGATCGGTCGTGACGAACCCTGGGAACGGCACATTGACCTGCGCGGTGCGGTCGCCTGTTTTCTTAGGGACGTTGTAGTCGCGTGAAATAAGCGGGTACTGCCATTTCCAGCGGCGGTCAGCCAGAACGAAACTTCTCCGCTTGGGGCCAGAGCTTGGTACAAGGTGCAGCAATGTGATATTGCTGATGGTGAGCTTCACCCCTCTCGCGTCAGTGATTACGAGGTCTGCCTCTTGCCCCAACTTGGGCGCGAGTTTCCCGAACCAGTCTCGGTGATAAACCGAGAAGGTTGCCATATAAGGACGCGGCCCTGTAGTGAACCTCCACGCACTCGTTGCCGTCGCTGCAAGCACGACACCCGCGTATGTGATTGTCGGTTTAGAGAGGTCGGGCATCTATGTACCTGTTCCGCCTGGGCTTTCGTGGAGGCGTTCTACAACCGTTTCCGTCAGCGATGCCAGCTTGAGTTGGCCCTCGGCAGTTGGGTCGCCAATCCACCGCTCTTGAACTGCGCTTGTGTTACTCACAATATTCCACCCGTCGCTGACAATGTTTGCCCGCCCTTCGATGCGCAGCCCGCCCACAGGGTCGAAGTCGCCAGCGGCTCCGTAGCTTGGGGTTACGCCAATCCTCCTCTGCGGTATTGCGTTACCCAACACCACAACCGTTCGAGTCCAAACGCGCTCCACGACCGCCCACCCTGGGTCAGCGTAGGCTTCGACTTCGCTTCGTCCACCATGAACAGGCGTGTAGTCAATCGTTCGATTCTCTCGATAGGCGACGCTCTGCGAAACCTCAACAACCGCCTCGCCGCCATCCTTCTGGTAAAGGAATTGCAGGGTTGACGTGAGCCGCTTAGTCGTTTCGTCGTAAGAGATATTGCGGTCTTCAAGGCAGAAAACGATGGGACTGAAATTGTCCTGGAAGGACTGCAAGATGAGCGGCCTCACCTTGTCCTCAAAGGTGGCGTACAGGTCGGTCGTCTCTTCGGTGTTGATGGCGCAATCATAGGACCCAACCACCCTACGAAGCCTTTGGATGCCCTCGCGGGAGTCGGCTGGATGCTGCGAGAGATCAGTAAATACCACCCGGTGGTCTCGGATGTCTGGGTCATCTAGGGCGCCGGTTACTTGGTCGGTAAGCAGCTCAACGTACTGGCGCTGGAAGTTGGTGTTAGCGGTGTTACGGTCCTGGTCGTAATCCTCCTCGACAAGTTCCCATGTTGCCGAGCCGTCGATGCCAGAAAGGATTGACGTGAGGTAGGAGTCAGCGTTGGCGGTGTAGTTGCTGGTCGAAGTTGAACCACTCGTAGCGGTGTAGCTTCCCTGGAAGGTAACGCTCTTTTGGCGGCTCGGAGAAAATCCGACGTTGGTTGCGATTTCGAGGAGGCCGTTGTCACCGGAGGAATCGCTTGGCAGCTCTGCCTCGATTGTGATGGTGTAAGCCCTCGACAAGCCACGGTCGGTTTCGCTATCTCCACTCTTGGCAATGCTCGAAACAACATTGAAGTAATGGGTGCCAGAAGTCCAGCCCCACACCGTCGAGCCAGTATCTATTTCGAGGTCTTTGTCGCGTTCGCGGAACTTGGTTTCGAGCGTGTCGCTCAGGCTACGCAAGGTGGCAGCACTCGTTGCGACAACAATCACATCGAAGATAACGCGGATGATGCGGTAGCTTTTGTCGATAACGTACGGCCCGTTAAGCTGGTATGAGCTTGAGCTGCCGCCGATAGCCGTGCTGTTGTAGGTTATCTTGAAAGGATTGGTTACTGACATGCTCTTACTCCGCCTCTAGGCCTTCGACGAAATAGTCTAAGGCTGCGACAAGCCCTCGGGCCGGGTTGGATTGATTGAGGTTGGTTAGGAAGACTTTGAGGTTTCCCTTGAGGGCAGTCTTCGTTGTCTCTCCTGGTTCGGCTCCAATAAATCGGGGGTCCTGCCGAATAAGGTTCCGCCCGCTTTCGACATCGTTTTGCATATCGTTGGCGATGTTGAAGAAGTCCATCATTCCTGCGGTTTCGCCAGTCTTTCCCACGTGGTAGTTGAATGCAGCCCTCGTTTGTTCACGCGCCGAGCGGTGAGCCTTGGCGGAGTAGCCAAGCTGTTCGTCCACCATCTGTTTCGCTTTTGCGTAATATGGCGACAGGGCTTCGGCGAACATATCGACGTTGGCGGTCGGCTCGTTGTTCTTGAACTTGCCGATGGCTGAGGCGGCACCAGTAAAGGCGAAGGCGCGAGTCGCCATCCTTGAGGTTCTCTTGATTGCCGCCGAAGCTCGCTTGCGTGCGCGTACCTTGTGGTCGTTGAGTTCACGCAGGTCAGCCTTCGCTTGGCGCGTGTCGGTATCGACGGGGATTTTGGCACTCGCCATTACTTGCCTCCGATTGGAAGAGCCTCGACAATGCGGTCGAAGCCTCCGGTGATGGTTTCGACAAGCGACTCGAACGCCGTCTTGACCGCCTCGCCGCCTAGCTCTTGATCGACGACCGAATTACCTCGTTCCGTTATTTCCCGGAGGCCTTTGACGTTGTTGAAGTAGTTTTTGATTCCAGGCGTTATGCTCGGTTCCTTCATGCGACCAATGATTTCGCTGTAAGCCGATTTTGTCTGTTCGCGCGCACTTCTCGTTGCCCTCGCTTCGGGGCCTCCAAGCATGTCGTCGATACCAGCGCGAAAGCCGACCGTGCCTTCTGAGATGACGTCAGGCATAAATCCTCCGACGCGGGAAGCGGCTCGTTGAGCTAAACCAAATCCGGCACCTGCCAGCCCACCAAGGGCGGCGGATTGTCCAAGGCCACCAGTGAGGGAGTCGTTGACTTTACCTGCACTTTTCTCTGCCTCCTTGACCAGCTTCTTAAGTTCCCTTTTGCTGAGGGATGTGTCTATTTCAACCTTTACGCGAGCCTTCTCGGTCATCGGACTAGAGGCCCCTTACCTGCAAAGGAACGGATGGCATTGATTGCTTCATCAGCTCCAACCTTCAGCGCGTTCATGCTTCCTGCGATTGCCTTGTCTGCGATGCTTTCCAGGTGGTCGAAGGATGGCTCACGCTCGATGAGGTCCGAGCCGATTGCCCGTGCAATCTCGCGTTCCTTGAACCAGGCTCCGAGTTGTCCAACCTGCGAGTTGACCCGGTCTTGGATGCCGATGATTTTGAGTAGGTCTTCGTTCCCTTCGATGCCTTCTCGCGCACGAGCTGTACCCGTCGCAATCTCATCGGTCTGCCCATAGATGGTGTTCTGGTCCATCGCTTCCAGGAGCCTCCCAGAGATTCCGCCTTCGGCGCGTCTTGAAACTGAACCAACTGCATTGACAACGTCCATCGCCAGTAGTGCAATGCCGACCGGCCCAGCAAGGCGGCTGCCTGCTTTGGCTGCAACTTTCCTGCCTAACCCGGACGCCTTGATAGCCCTCGCCGACTGCACTCCGCGAATGATTCTGGCCTTCCGCAGCTTGGAGACGATGGTGGACTTCTTTCGTTTAGCCCGCGCCAGCTTACGCTCTTCCACGGCCTTACGTCGCGGCGCGGAATCACCCTTCTGGGTGGCTCCTGGCGTAAATACCATGCTGTCGCGGTCTTTGCTCATGTCGCCAAGTTAGCCCCCAGTTCGCGTCCGTTGCTAGAACCTTCAATGGCAGTTCCGCCACGGGTTCCGTAGTCTGCAAAAATGGAATACGCCTTGCCAGCCACGGGTGCGACGGTCGTGAGCGCAGCGGTTCCGGTGTAGACAACCGTGTCTAAGTCGTCGGGGGTTTCTGCTGGCGTGGTTCCATCGACGTAGCCGAGGCGGTAACGGATGAAGTCGAATCTCGCCGAGCACTGGTCGCCCTTCCACGTCCAATCACTTCCAGACTTAGCAAGCCGCGTCGGGTGCGTGTAGCTCGGTGCCGCCGTAACCCAACCCGCGAAGGTCGATTCACCAATTGCAAGGTGGCGACCACGGCCAAGGCGTACGGGCGAACCCGCTGATGTGGCGTTAAGTTGCAGTGCAGCCCCGTCGATTCCTCTCAGGTCTTTGAGCGCATCGCGTACGCGGTCGTTGAGTTCCAGTACGCCACGGTTCGCCGACGTTCCGAGGGAACTTTTCGCGCCCCCGGTAAGTGCGCGCTCGCCCATTCTTCCGCCCGACACGTCGGCAACTGTGAGCACGTCGAAGGTTTGATCGAACAGGTTTGGGTCGTCTGGGTCGCCTGTTCCGCCGCCGATGTTTATCTGTGCGAACGGAAAAGAACCAGGCAGCTCATCCTCATCTGGGAGGCCAGCCACAACGAACACCATCCTCTCCCCAAAAACGAGGTTGTTAGGACTCTCCGGCCAGACCGCCGCCTCCAAGACGTGCTTAATCTGCTGCGCCATTTGCCGCGAGTTCATGCTTTGACCTCCTCGGCACCGAAGCAAGAGGGGTGCACCTTGCCAGCCTCGCGCACAGCGGAGGTCTCTGCGCGGCGTTTACCCACCCCACCCATCGACAGGCTATCTGACTGCGTCGCCCCGCACGGGTCGCCCTGTGCAATCCTACGGCCAACCTCTTCGGCAAGAGCTACGGCGTTAAGACCTTCGAGGGTCGCCTCGGCATCCTCATCGCCATCTTCCGCAGCCAACCCCAGCAGTGTTCGCTCAGGGTCAAGGACGGCGAAGCCTGCTGCCACGGTGAGGTCTTCGAGCCAAGCGTCGCGGCGGAGCGCGATTGCTTCCTGCACGTCCGGCGACTGTTGCAAAAACCAGCCGAGTTCAAACTGAACGCCAGCGCGGATAGCACGGTCGAGGGAGTCTTCGGTGAGCGTGACTTCTTTGGGTTTGTTCCACGGGAATCTCATAGCGTCAAGTCCTCCATGTGGCCCATGTCTAGAATCTGGTTGCTGGAATTGCGCAGGCACTCAATCGATATGCCAAGGCCTAGCTCCTCGCTGCGTTGGAAGGCCAACTCTGCACCGTCGGAAAAGTCCGGGATGCCCGCACGAATGATTAGGGCCGGGTGGTTGTGCGTGTCATCTGGTGCGAAGAGCCAAACGAGCGCGCGTCCTGTGGAACTCTGCCCCGGCGTTTTAGTGCCTGGCTCTGTCCACACGGCATTCTGGGTCGTTGCGCCCTCCGCATACCCACCGGCCAAGAGGCTAGATACAGCGCCCTGGTCCCAACCGCGAAGGAAAAACTGAGCGATATAACGGTTGTTGCCTTCAAGCACGTCGGAGGCTTCGCCGAGGCCTTCGCACTCGATGCGGTACGGAGTACCCAAGGGCAGGAGCACCACGGCCCTAGTTGAGCCGATGATTTTGCCGCCGTACTCGCCGGTCCCCGCCGCGTCTCCGAGATCGGTCGGCGAAGCGATGATTGTGCCCGGTGCGCGGATGACACGGGTTGAGTTCTTAAACGTCGTCATCAGCGAACCTCCATGATTGCAACCTTGACGGTAGCGAGAACGTCGTTAATCGTCTGCTTTGTGATGCCCACAAACGGACGCGCAGGCACTTCGCCCGTGAGCTTGGTGTCTGTGAACTTCTTATTCAGGAGCCACCCGAGCTGGTCCTTGAACCCTACGCCTTTCTTTGTTTTCAACCACTTCCCTAGCGATTTCTGCACCTCAGGGGTGATTGTCTCGCTCTCAATCTTCCCGCCGTGGTGGAGTACCGCGGCGTATTCAAGGTTCGACCCGACCTCGACCGCCTTGCGCCCCAGAACCCTAAAGGCGATTGACGCCGAAAGCCGACCCGTATCTCGGAGGGTCTTGGAGTTCTCGAACCTTCGCGCAGGCGGCTTACTGCCCTTGGCGAAGTCTGCGATGATTCCGTATACGTTTACGGGAGCGCGAGGCTCCCACTTGTCCCTTCCGTGCTTCTGGTCACGAAACGACCGCTGCGACTCGGCAACCATAAGGACGCCGACTTGCTTCAACGCTACGCGCGGGTCGTCGAGGTTGGACTCCCACCGCTCAATCTTCGCGCCTTTCTTGAAAGTCGCCTTAGTCATGGCACCTAGTCTACAAAGGTTCGGCGAGTCATGTAGCCCCTGCCGCCAGGTAAGGAGTCTGGATCAGACCATCCTCGCGCCCTACGCCCGTCGCTGTTGAGCTCACTCTTCTGGCTAACACCAGAGTTGGACTTCGGGCCTTGACGCGCGCGCGCACTTGTGCGCTTGAGCTTCGTCAGAAGGCCGTCATCGCCAAAGACCTCCTTCCACTCAACCTCGGCAATGGTCGAAGACGTACCGCCACGCTGATACAGCACTGCGAGTACGGCGCGCCTGCCGACTGCGACATGCTGCGAGTCGGTTGAGACGTAAACAACCTGCCCGTAGAGCGGAAACAGGTCAATGACTTCCTGTGCCGCACTCTCTCCGTAGGTCGTGTCCACGACCGTCGCGTTGGGGTCGCGAGGGTTTGTCAGATTCAGCAACCCCTCACTTTCGTTGTTAGCGACGACGGAGGCCCAGAGTTCGGTGGCGTCGGTCATTGCTTAGGTTGGGTCGGTGATGGTTGGGGTTCCCGAGCTAGGTAAGTAGCCGAGACCTGAAATCCAGCACCAGTATTGCAGGATGCCTGTGCCTGGGGCGCCGCCCGTGTCGTTGACGTAGTATTCGTCTTCAACAAGGCTTGCAACGGGGGTTCCCGCGTTTTGGTGGGCGAGCCAGTAAGTGCCATCAACCAAGTCCCATGGGCAGAAGATGGCATCGTCGAAGAGGATGTACCCCCCCGTGCCGCCAGCCCATGCGATTTCGATGTCGAAGGTGTCCTCACCGAACTCTTCCAGCCAGCAGGTCTTGTCGAACGGAATCAGAAGCTCTTGCCAGCCAGACTGTGCAGAGACTGCAACCGATACCGTAGCGTTGCCACCGAGCTTAACCGACACCGTACCGCTGGCCCCTGAGCCAATTGAACGGTTCCACATGACCCGCAGGAAGTGTGGTTTGTTCGGAGCGATGCTGTTGGTGCGCATACTGCTCATCGACTGCTTTACAGTGATGGAGTCGCCTGCGTTATCCATTGCGAACTTCATGCTCGCGTTGGTGCTCGCGTTCGGGTGCTCGCGGTAGTAGTTGGCGGTGTCCCGCGTGATGTCCGTGGTCGCCGCAGCACCAGTCAGGGTTTCGGACCAGTTGGCGAATTGCGAACCCGAACTGGTTGACGCCGTGAAGTCAGAAAAACTCGAGTTGTTGAGCAGCGAACCACCGCCGCCACTGCCAGCATGTTTTGCCTTGAGGTTGGTACGGGATGCTTCACCGCTGCCACCTACGCCACGGCGCAAGCCGTCGAAGCTCGCGGCCATGCCGATGATTTCAAACGTCTCAGCCCACCGACGCACACCGCTGTTTTGATCTGCGGTGCATTTCAGCATTTTCTTCTCGGCGTGGCACGACTCTAAATCGTAGCCGTATTTGTCAACGGTGAGTCGAGATATCCCGATGTTGCCGGTGTTTGACCCGTTCGCTGAGACGGAAGCGTAAGTGATTGCACGACTCGCAACGGTGTCGCTGTTGTCGTGTAGCCACTGGTAGAGCGCGCCGAAGATGTCAACTGCGCTCCGATACCCCGAGCCGTAGCCTAGTCCACTACTGCCTGCAAGGACGGTTGTGTACTCAAAGAGTATGGGTTCGAGCGCGGCGAGGGCTTGCCTCGAATCAACCGCGCTCGATAAAAGTGCCCGAATGCGCGTAGCGAAAGCCGCACCATCGACAGGGATGTACTCACCTTCGAAGCTCTGGTAGAGCACGTCGATGTACCCACCAATGCTGACTAGGTCTGCGTCGGCGTACGCCCTCGTTTTTTCGAGGATGTTGGTGATGTTCTTCCACTGCGTTTGAATTTCGGCTTCGGTCGGCATGATTCTATTTTATCAAAATGGGGCATCCGGCGCAGGTGCGGCCTGCTGTTCGTTCCCTTTGGGGGCATCCGGCGCAGGCTTACTCTGCTTTACCTTCGACTTCGACTTCGGTTTCACAACCACGTCGTCGCCAAACGGCCACTCGATGCCAGCTTCGGAAATCGTCTGGAACTCATGGCCACGTCTGCCACTCGGAGCATGAACGAAATACATGAACTCGGTGGCTGGCCGGTCGCCCGGACGCTTGACGTAAGGCTTCAACACGCGGCCACTTTCAGAGGCATCGGCCTTGGCCTTCGCGTCTGGGATTTTGATCAGATGGCCCTTGGCGCGCTGGTCTTCGGTAGCGACTCGCTCAACCCGCACAACCAGGCGCGGTAACAAGCGCACCAGTTCATCGAAGTTGTGGCGCGTAATCGTTTTGTTTACCGTTCCAATCTTGGGCACACGAACCTGCTTGCCAGCATCGTTGATGATGATGCTTTCTTCGTTTTTAGGGAAGTGCAAGCCAGCAACGTCAATCTGCCCGCGTGGGTAGTCTGCCGTAACGCCGAGCCAGAAGGGGTGTTCGTCGGCGACTAGCTCGCCGGAAATGTTTTCGAAGTCCGGCGCGAGAGCCGATGGATTGACCTTCGCCGGAGCGACGGTCTGGGTAGTTTGTTCTTTTGTTGACATCGAGGTCATGGCCGCTCGCAGCGGGCCTCACTGGTTGATGTTGTTAAGGAAAAGACCGCCGCCTCAAAATCGAGTCGGCGGTCAAGATGTTAGACCAGGAGAAGTCTAAAGAATCACGACCAGACTTAGGTGTTGGTCGTCTTGATTGCGCCGTAAGGCAGGGCGATACCTGCACCAGAACGGAGCCACCACTGGATTGACTCTTCGGCAGTGCTACGAGTGCGGTCGCTGTTGTTGTCCTCCATTAAAGAAGACTCTTCCTGCACGCCCTCGCGGTCGAGGTAGAAAGTAGCCTGCTTCGGTGGGTCTCCGATGAAAGCGTACCAGTCGTTCGCATCAGTCAAGCGTGGGCTTGCCCACAACGTTACGTTCTTAGCAGTATCCGAAATCAGGTTAGACTTCGAACCACCGACAGAGGTATCGCCGAGTTGCTGCTTCTGACGGAACGCCGTCTCCATCGCCTCGGTCAGTTCGACCGGGTGAATGATGACGACCGGACGTTGAAGGATGCTGTCGCCCAAAAGCGGCTGGCCCTCAGTATCCTGGAACTTCATAAACTGCATCAGAACGTCGTAGTAGTCCGACAAGATCTGACCTGACGTGGCACCAGAGCCAGTCAGCAGGTTTCCGTTTGACGCGCCAAATCGAGCCGCGCCACCAGCGGTGGTTGCAAACATTGCAGCACCGTCAGGGGCGGTCGGGATGGACGGCAACAGACCCGCGTTGTTCTGAACCAAGTCGAAGAACATGCGCTCAGGAAGCAGTGCAGCAGACTCAGCAGTCTGTCGAGCAACCTCAAGCAACGAACCAGTCTGGTCGTCATCGCGGTCCCACTTGAGCCATGGGATACGGCGACCCCATTCGTGTACGGTTGCAGTGAACTGTACCGAATTCATGCCCTTCGAGGTAATCTCGTCGCCGCGTCGCCAATGAACGATATTCGGAGCCGACTCGAAGTATGCGAACTCGTGTTCACGGTTGGTTGCGCCAACACTCAAATCCATGACTTGAGCTAGGCGAGAATCAGCCAGCCGGTTCTTGATGGCCGAGTAAGTGTCAACAAACTCGGTACGCAGACCGTTAGCTAGGACTTGTGAAGAGTTTACTTGCATGGTTTATACCCAGTCAGCGTGTGCGGTTGCGACGCCAATCATGTGCTGGGCGGCGGTGAAGAGTTGAACGTCGGCATCTGTTGCCGAACGCCACCCGATGACGTACCCGATAGGTGCGTCAGTAGTCGGCTGCGTTACGGTTGCATTGTCGAGGTTGGAGTCGTTGCAGTAGACAAGCTCGCCCACCACCGTCGAACCCGTTACGGGAATACCGACGACGACAGTACCGCTCGCGTCAACACGAACCGTAGGGTCTGGTGAGAGCGAAGTGTCGCCAACAGGCTCACCATCGGAGTTAGTGTTCTCACCACCGATGACGATGCCGAGCAAAGTGTTCGTGCCGTCGTAGTGGTTAGCGAACCCGCTCTCGGCTTGTACGAGAGTACCTGTCGGGAGGGTGATACCGTTAGCGATTGGAACGGCAAGACGGCGAGCGTCTTTGGTAACGTACTGTGTATTTGTGCTGCGGTCAGCCATGATTTTTTACCTTGTTAGGACTCGTCCTCGATGGTGAAGCCAGCGCGCGCCATGTTGATCTTGACGTAGGACTCTTCCGATGCACGAATCTGACTCTTCATCTGGGCGTGCTCGCGAGCGAAGCCAGCGGCCTTGTCAACCGCTTCGCCGCCGAGAGACTGGAATGCCATCGCTGACTTCGGAGTCTTGGGGTGTGCTGCAAAATCAGCACCACTGTTATCGGCGGGCATGTTGCCAGCCACCTTCGCCATGGTGTCCACATACTCCTTGAACAACTCAGAGTTGCCGTTGGCCTTGATGTGGAAGTTTGTCAGGCGGGTCTCAAGGTCAGCGCCAAGAGGCTTGCCGTCCAAGAGAGTCATTGCCTCGGCCACTTCGGTACGCCGTTTGTCGGTCGCATCGCGCAAGGCATCCTTGGCTTCGAGAGCGTCAATCTTGCCCTGTTGTCGAGCAAAGAGTTTGGCGGAGTCGCTGTTCCCTTTCAGGATGTCTGCTCCGGGAGCAGGTGACTGAGCGGGCTCGTCCTTGTCAGCTTCGGGCTCTTCCTCGGTCGAGCCTTGGCTCTGGATGGCCTCTAGGATTGAGTCCATGTCAGCAATGCTGATTTGACCGCTCTTGATGGATTCACAAAGGGCCGAAACATCAAGCTCGCCACCCTCCATGTTTTCAGGGTCTTTGTCCTTGTCGTCCTTGCCGTCGGCAAAGTTGTTTGATTTGTTTTTGTCGTTCATGTCTTCCTCGTCTGGAAACTTGAAGAGCAGCACCGCGCGTTTACCGCTCAGCACTGAACCCAACATAGGGTTATTGGGCACGTTTGCATAGTTAAGCGAGAATGTATTCGCAAGTGCGACAGATTCCCCCTCTACGCCGTTTCGCTTATCGGCCACTTCGCCAGCGAATAGCATCGGTAACTCAAGATATGGAGCCTCGTGGTCAAGCAGCGCGAGGCCGTTGATCTTCGGCTCGCCGTCTGGCTCGAAAATCTCAACCGAGCGATAGGGATACCGCATCATGGCGACTTCTTCGGCTAAGAATTCATCAGTGATTATCAGGTCGGCGAAGATTGCGGTGATGCGGTTGCCCTTGAATGACAACGGGCCAGCATCGGTAATCCTAAAGACCCCGGCGGCTCGTACCGAATCAGTATGTTCGGTCGCAGGCTCGTGATGACGAATATGGAGCGGGGGCAAATACCCGTCGCGCTCCTGCTGTTTGGCCTCAGCGACGGCGGCTGCCATCCACTTGGCATCAAAGTTCAACTCGCCACGCGAACAGACAGCAAAAATAGGCACCCTATGATAGATGGTTTGACCATCAAGTTTCGTTACCTGGAATCCAGGCGGCAAGTGAGTTGCTGTCGTCATCGAGCCTTGACTTTATCCTCGGGAGAGGTTGCATCCGCAACAACTTTCTCGACCGCAGCTCGCAAGGGGCCGCTCGGTCGGCGGGTGTCGCCATTCACAAGGCGGTACACGGTCGTCCTATGCGTCGAGAGTCGCCGTGCCACTTCGGTCACCCCGTCGCGGAAAACAACGGTCTCAAAGTCCCGCCGCAAATCGTCCCATCGGCGATTCAACCCGAACCTCCAGGGCGGAATCCTTTGTCCGGCCTTGCCGCTGCGGGTATTCTCGACTCGATGACCTTGCCTGCGGAGTCTATTCTGCCCATCCGCTGCAACTCAGGCCGAGAAACGTGGTCGAGCTGGCACCGGCAGTTGTAGCCAAACGGGGGACGCATGTACCGCCACGCTGGATTGTCCACTGATAGGATCACATCGTCCGCTGCCTCGTGATTCTTGCGCGTATCGCCATCGCCAACCGCCGTAAACCGGAAGGCTGGGACGGCTTTCTTGATGTCTGGGTCACGCGCCATACGCATTCTTCCCTTCGTAACGGCATCGTTAAGGTTGGTGCGGAACGCCATGCGAGCGTACCCCTCAGTCCACGCCTCTGTTTCGGTGCGGATTCGGTTCACGTCGAAGGCAATCGTGCGGCCAATGTCGCGCTCGGGTATGCCCTGCCGCATTGCGCTGGCGATTAACTCTTGGGCGCGCTGTGTTACCTGAGCCTCGGCGGAATGTGCGAAAGCAATAACATTGTTATCGGCGGCGTATATCTCAGCAATCCGGCGTGCGTTCCTTTCGGCTACGTTACGCAGCGTGATTGGGACACGGTTAACGAGGTCGTCTACAGCTTCGGATAGCGTGACATTCGACAGAATCTTCGATGCCGACGAATCAGCGAACGCCATCATCACGGCGCGGTCGGCCTTGAATTTCTCCCCTGGCGCAATCACCCCCGAAGCCTTACGCAGCGTTGAGAATGCGCCCAGGATTTCCGCGCTCCCCATTGATTCTCTGACCACCTCCTCAAGTTTTAATCGAGCCGCCCGTATCTGCGGCTTGTCTTTCAGGACGACAGCAACCAAGTAATCCTGAAACGACGTGACGTAATTATTCGCCAAGCGGTTGTTGATGTCCTCAAGAATCACGTCAACGTCGAACTCGGCCACGGCTACGCCCCCTTGAATGGGAGACCACCGGCAGGCACAGCGGACCCGCCCTCGATAATAGGCTCTCCGGCCTCGGGCACAGAGAACCCGGTCTGTTCTAGGACTTCCGTGAGCGACAGGTCAATACCCATTGCAGACAACGCAGTCGCCACCTCTGCACGCTCTTTCGGGTCTTGGCGCTTCTCTTGGGTTACATTGAAGAACGGCATTTCGTCCTCAATCCCAAGCTCCACGAGGTTTGCGTGGTTGCGATACCACAGGCAACCCAGCAGCGATTTGGTGAGCGTTTCCTGCAACGTCTCGCGATCAAACTGAATCAGAGCTTCGGTACTGTTCTCCTGGATTTCAGCGAGCGCGTAGCTTCCACCATCGGTAGCCGACGTGGGCAGGTTTGCCCCCATGACCAGCGTGTAGATTGTGTTCCTCAACGAGTCAGCCATGTTCTGCAACATCTGCCAGCCCTCGCCGCCACCAGATATGACTTCAACCTCATCGGCCTTGTCGAATACCAGGACGTGTCGAGCGCGTAGGTCTTCGAGTATCGAAGTCCACTCAGCGATTAGATCCTCGTTTGGGAGGCCGGTTTCAGCATCCCGCGCACCGTCAACCCTCGCAGTGATGATGCCTTGTGCGAACTTCTCGACTGCGGCGAGGGATTCCTGGAAGACGTGCTCCTTCGCATACCACCACCATCCCAGGGCTTCACGCAATGCAGAGCCGTAGCCCAGCGTTGCCTCATCGTCCTGGTAAACGTGCTTGATGGTGTGTGCAGCATCCCATCGAGA